TGCCGGCGGTTTGGTTACTGAGGTAAAAGAAGCCACACCAACGGACATGACGAGCGAACAACTTCTTGCTGCTATATCTGAATTGAGCGAGCAACACAAAACACTTTCTGAAACATTGACTGCTAAACAAGCAGAACTTGAGGCTTTGACAGCAAAGGAAAAGGCAGCAAACACTGAACTTGCTATTGCTAAAGCTGAGGTGGCTCGTTTGAGCGCATTACCTGCTGCTGCAAGTGTTACCGAAGTTGCATTAGCCGCTTCAAAACAAAAAGAAAAGCCTGCAAAATTGTGGTCTGAAATGAGTGCAGTCGAGCGCATGGCATCATTGAAAAATAACTAGTACATATCAACCAATAAAATAAAAATCAATCCAATAAAATGGCAACAACTCTAAGTTTAACCGAAACATTCGATGGCGAAAAAGCTGGAGAATTGCTTCTAAACGCGTTCCTTACCAATGATTCGATGCAGTACTTAACAGTACGTCCGGACATTGCTTACAAAGAAAAGGTGCGCAGATTACTAAACACAATAAATGTAGGTGCATTGACTTGTGACTTTACTCCAACGGGTACTGTTACACTTGATGAGCGCACAATAACTTTGGAAGGTTTCCAAGTTCAAGAGCAAATCTGTAAGAAAGATTTTCTTGCTGATTGGACTGCTCGTCAAGCACAAAACGGCTCACTTGATGGTCAACTTCAAGGTGCAATCGGTGACACTATTGTTTTGGGTGTTGCGCAGAAATTAGAAACAACCATATGGCAGGGCGTAAACGCCAACCCAGGTGAGTTTGATGGTTTTATACCCCTTGCTGCTGCTGATGGAACAGTTAATTCTGTTGCCGCTCCTGCTGCTTTGACAAGTGGAAACATCATCGCTAAAATAGAATTGCTTCTTGCTGAGGTTCCAACTGCGGTTGAGAACTCAACCGAAAAGCCAATGCTATATATGAATAAAAAGACGTTCCATCTTTACCGCCAAGCTAACGCTGCTGCTGGTAACGGTTGGTACACATACGCTGGCCCTGCTGTGGCAACTTCATTTATGGGTATCTACGATATAGCAATATGTCCGGGTATGTCGGACAACACAATGATGGTTGCTCAGAAATCAAACCTTTGGTTTGGCACTAACAAAACAAGCGATTTAAACTCTGTTAAAATTAAGGACATGAGCGATGTTGACTTGAGTGACAACGTACGTTTCTCTGTGAAGTATTTCGCAGGTGTTCAGTACGGATGGGGCAATGAAATAGCATTGTACACAGTTTAAGATTTACCAATAACAACGGGGGTGTCAAAAACCCCCTTTAATACAATATAAAACATGGCGTGTATATTAACACAAGGATTTACAACATCGTGCTTAGATGGCGTTGGTGGTATCTCCGAGGTATTTGTTGCGAATTGGGATAATTTCGATTCAGGCATTACAACTGACCCAACGAGTGGTGAAATAGATGCACTTCCTACTGCAACGCTTTATCGCTATGTAGGATTGAAGGCTTCGATGTCACTTGACGACACTCCTAAACCAAGTGTGGAAAACGGAACAATTTTCTACGAACAGAAAGTTGCTATTCGTATCGGTGGTTTGAGTTCTGCTAAGTCGAAAGAAATTACAACGCTTGCAAAAGCTAAGCTGATAATCTTTGTTCGCACTAACAAGAACCAAATACTTTGCATCGGAAAACAAAACGGTGCATTCTTAACCGGTGGCGCAGGCGGTGCAGGAAAAGCACTAGGTGACTTCAACGGTTACGAGTTAGAGTTTACCGCAGAAGAACCAACCATGGCACTATTTGCAGAGGCATACACAGCTGTACCGTTTGACAACTTCGCAGGGATAACATTAAGTCCTGCATACTAATACCAGACCCGTTCTGTTTTCATCTTTCATATTTAAAATTTAATTTTTTCAAAATAGGCGGGCGTAAAAACTCGCCTTTTTTGTTTTAAGAATGAAATATCTAATACCAAATACAAGCGGTCAGACGCTATATGCGACACTCAAAGAGGGTGAAGTAATACTTGGTGCATCTTTCACGCATTACTTGCTTGTAATAACTCGAGATGAGAATTACAGCGATGGTGAAAGTATAGCGCAGGTGCCAACGGTAGTAATAGACAATGAAAGGTTCACACAATTAACGGTTACAACAGTAGGACTAACTGCTCCAGGCGCTCACACATATAAAGTATACGGTCAAAATTCGGCTGTGAATACAGACCCAACTTCTATTTTGGTAGTTGGTTTAATCGAGGTAGGTAGTATAATTTTAACGGACGATGCTGAGTATTTCACACCGTCAATTTCAACAATAGAAAACGATGTTAGAAGCAGACAATAAGAATAACGTTCATAGTATTTCATTAGCACAATACTCACCACAGAACTATTCAGAGGGTGAGGATAACAAAGGCGTGGTGCATTATGGCAATGATAATAACTTTCCGTTGTACTTGGCCGAGTTGCACGAAACAACGCCCGTGCATGGGCCTTTGTGCACTTCACTTGCCACAATGATTTCGGGCAAAGGATTTGAAACTAAAGACGCGAAACTAAATCAACGTGTAATCGCTCACAGCCTATCCGACTTGCTTCCTAAAGTAGGTAGTGACGTGAAAATATACGGTGGTTTCTATACTGAAATAATTTATTCGACCGATAGAAAAACGGTTGCAAAAATAAAATATCATCCATACCATTGGTGCCGTTTAGGTATTGATAAAACAACGGGCGAGGTTATAGGAGTATGGATAAGTCGCGATTGGACAGCAACTGGTAAGGTTAGAAATAGACCCGTGTTTGTGCCGCGTTTCAATCCTGCGTTTAAAGAAGAACAACCGAATCAAATATTGTTTACTCAGTTGCCGGTTGTTGGCAATGGGTACTATGCGAAGCCTGATTATTGGCCTGCGGTAAATTATTTAGAACTTGCCCGACAGATTGGAATTTACCATGTGAACAATATTCTGAATGGTTTCTTTCCTTCGTTTATGGTGTCATTCTTTAATGGTGTGCCCGATGAACAAACACAAATGGGTGTGCGCAGGTCTTTTGAAAAGTCAGCAAGCGGTGCAAAGAATGCAGGCAAGATGCTAATTACATTCAATGACAGTGGTGTAACTGCTCCAAAGGTTGACCTCATGCCTATGACGGATGCGGATAAGCAATATGACCTATTGAACAAACAATCCGTTTCTCACATCATGGTTGCGCACCGTGTTACAACTCCAAGACTGTTTGGAATAGGTGACACAGGCAACGGATTAAGTTCAAACACGGATGAAATGAAACAAGGGTTGGAGATATTGAATACACAAGTCATTCAACCATATCAAAGTTTGATTTGCTCACATTTTGAAACCATATACCAAGCAGAAAGTATCAATGGCACGCTCAAAATTATCCCTAACGCACCAATATCATTTGATGCTGAAATTCCTAAACCGCCCGTGGTGGCACCTAAACTAAGCGCAGAACCTGCAGCAGAACTAATAGCACTCGGTGAAGATGTTCCCGATGGTTACTTTATTCTCGATGCTTACAAAGTAAACGAGGATGAGGATGATGCAGAAAATGCTTCACTTGAAAGTGTAAATTTATCAGTGAGCGCAGGAACGGCAAGGCCGAATGCAAAGAGTGAGCAAGATAAAAAGATTGACAACAAATTATTTATAACTCGCTACCGGTACAAGGGCGAAAGTTCAGACAACACTCGCGCGTTTTGCAAGAATATGGTGTCAGCTAACAAGCTCTACCGCAAAGAAGATATAGTGCAAATGGAAAATAGAGCGGTCAATAAAGGTTGGGGCCCGCATGGCGCTGATACATACTCTATTTGGATGTACAAAGGCGGTGGTGACTGTCATCATTTCTGGCAAAAGGAAGTGTATGTAAGTGCTGAAGGTTTGGGTGTGGATGTTAACTCACCAAACGCACGAAAAGAAGCTGTTGCCAAAGCAGAAAAGCAAGGCTACAAAGTGCGCAATGAAAAGCAGGTTGCACAACTTCCTGTTGATATGCCTTTCAATGGATTTCTACCTGATAACCCTAGATTTAATTAAGCCATGCCCGTAACATTTCCAGCGAAAACGCTAATTATAGACGAGAAATATATGCAGAAGAACACCGCATTGAATAGTGCGGTGGACGTCAATTTGATATACTCTGCAATGTATGTGGCTCAAATTAAAAACGTTCAACCGTATCTTGGCACGGCTTTGTATGAAAAGATTCTGAGCGATATTTCTACCAATACACTTGCCGGTGATTACTTGGACTTGGTCACAAAGAAATTAGCAGACGTGTGTTGTTGGTGGACAATGATTGAGTTGATACCTAAACTCACATACAAGTATGACAATGGCAGTTTACAGCAAAGAATTTCGGAAGATAGCACACCTATAAGCGATGCGCAAATGAAAGATGAAATAGACCGCGCACGCCACAATGCTGAGTTCTTTACTCGGAATTTAATTGACTACCTATGCGAAAAGTCAAGTTTGTTTCCTGAGTATTCACAAAGCGTTTCACCTTGCAAATGCCCACTTAAAAGAGTGCGCGTTGCTACCTCATTCATGTTCACATTTACAAACGAAAATAATAATTGTTGCAATGATTAAATCCTTAGTTCGTGGCCAAGTAGTCACAATTTTAAAACGCTCAAATGGTTATGAATACCTGCGCGAAGGTGAGATAACTGTTGATGAACCATTAACCCTGCACCCAAGCGAGCAAGCTGTTACATGCACCATAGAAATATGCGATGTGGTGGCGAATTGCGATGTGGTGCTGAATGACAAAGCATACATAACCGATGAACACCCATTTGTGTTTCCTGAGTTGGTTGGCGGACGTCCTAAAAATATTATAAGACGATGAACAAGCCGCTATCGTTTTGCTTTAGCGTTATGGCATTTGCTCTGTGGGTTGCGGCATACTCTTTTGCTGCATACGTTTATCATCATCCAGGGTTTGTTTCAGATACCTATGCAACGGATGTATGGATGATATGCGATGCCGTGGCGAAGTGTTTCGCAATACTCACTGCAATAGTTTTAACCAATGGTTACTACCGCCAATGGCTTGTGTTTGTTTTCACGGTTGCCGTGAATAATGTGTTGGATGAACTACTATTCGACCCTTATGGCATAGGTATAAACGAAGCTGCAATCACTGTGGTTCTTGCTTGTTATTATACTCACAATATATGCAAATTAATCTATGCTGCAAGATGATATTTATGAGGTTACAACTAAATTTGGTGTAAGCATTATGTCAGCAGTAACTGCGCTAATGGCTAAAATATCAAACGAAATAATGAACAAGCGAGAGTTGAATGGATGGCAGTGGTTAGCCCTCGTTTGCATCTCTTTATTTTGGTCATGGATGGCTGGCTTGTTCTGCTATTGGCAGCAGTATGATAGCATTTATAGTAGTCTTATCATTGGCTTATTTACTCTATTGGGTGAAAAGGTCAACATATACATATCGCACAATTACAAAAAGATATTTGAAAAGATACTTTCAATTTTTACAGATAAATCAAAATGAAAAAACCATTCAAAGACACGGGCGTTGGTAAATTCCTGCGCGAAAAAGTAGCACCGATAGCGGGCGATGTACTTCAAATAGTAGGAGATATAACCGGGCGCGAAAGCATTGAAAAGATAGGCCAACTACTTAATGACAAGAAAGAACAAAGTGCTGAGGCCATGGCCCTTCACATGGAGTTTGAAAAATACAAGCTCGAATGGGAAATGGAATTGCAACGTCTGGAGCTGGAGATATTCAAAACAGAGTTGGCTGACCGTGAAAGTGCGAGAAACCGTGAAATACAATATATGCAGGCCAACGGTGGTAAACGTGATTGGCTGATGGGTGCGGTTGTTGCTGTTGCTCTTGTCATGTACGTTTGCGCATTTGCGTTCCTAGCCTATGGCCCCGTGGTTCCCGATGGAAAGAAAGATTTGTTTAACATGGGCGTTGGACAAGTTTTCACTTTTGTAGGCATGGTGTTCGCTTATTACTTAGGCACAACGAAAAGTTCACGCACAAAAGATGAAACC